GGGTCTGCACTAATTTTATATCTGCCCTCTGCAAAATGAGCAAAGAACAGAAACGCATTACAGCAACAGAAAAAGCCGTGGACAATGAAAAATACGCTTTCCGGTGTTTCCTGCTCCGCCTGGGATTTATCGGGGATGAGTATAAGGCAGACAGGAAAATCCTGCTGAAAAACCTGAAAGGCAGCAGTGCATTTAAAAGCGGCACAAAAAAGGAGGATGACACAGATGAAATTTCCAAGTAAGGAAATCGTGGAGCAGGTGCGTAAAAAGTATCCTGCCGGCACGAGGGTGGAGCTTCGGAAAATGGACGACTGCCAGGCTCCTCCGATTGGTACGAAAGAGACCGTAACAGGCGTTGATGACACGGCTTCGGTCATGGTTGAGTGGGACAATGGCAGCCATCTCCATGTGATCTTCGGTGAGGACGAAATACGCAGGATTTAGGTGTATCCGTCACAAATATACACAAGATATAGCGGAAATGATTGTGTAGTAATCGTATTGCTATATCTTTTGGTTGACAGTAATATGTGTACTACCGAAAGGGAAAACAAAGCCGCAGGCTTAGAAAAACGGAGGCATACACCATGAAAAAGAATATTTTTGCAGAAACATATGCACAGGTACAGGAACTGAAAAAGCGGTACAATGCAGCGAAAGACGCGGGAGACGAAGCAAGGATGCAGACCGCAAGGGATGCCTACAATTTACTGATGGACGGCATCAGCACGGCAGGTGAAAGCAGCATCCGGATTTACCGCCTTTACGAAGAGGCGCGTGACTGCGGGAATGAATACATTGATTTCCACGAGGTGGTCTGGGATAAGGATGTGGTCGGCATGATCGGAGCCTTGCGGGAGAACGGTATCAGTCATTTCACCTTTTCCTCCGACTGGAGCGGTGCGGTTGACACTGCATGGCTTTTCACACAGAACGGCTGCAGCCTGGAGGGGCTGGTGGAGATCAACAGCCCGCATAAGGCATTCGGCTCCGATGAATATGAGAAGGCACACGGCTACCTTTTCAGCATCGGATAAAGGCATGGGAAAATACCAAGAACGGAGGAAACAGCGGTGAAAGATTTTACTACGATGGAAAAACTGCAGATGAAGGTCAGCGCCACTTACGGCAGCGTATTGAAATTCGGAGACCATGTCCTGGTTACGGATGCCTGTTACAATGGCGGGTTCACAGCCGATATTTACGAGTTTGTGGAAACGCCGGAAGAAACAGGGCTTGGCGATATCGAATGCCGCCTGGACCACATCGGCAGTGCAGGACAGACATTTCCTGACAACGGCCACGCCATCGCATGGTGCATGGAGCAGGCTGCAAAATAAGAAAAAGGATATTCCAGGGTGCGGAGCCGCAAGGCTCTGTATCCCGTACAGACAGATTCCGGCTTGCCATTGGCAGGCCATTTTTTATGCCCGGATGGAGGTGGGAGTTTGCGGAAACTGAAAAAATACAGGCCGACAAAATTCAAGGCAAAGGACAGCCGCTATGATTCCGATGCCGCCGATTTTGCCGTGATGTTCATAGAGAGCCTCTGCCACACCAAAGGCACATGGGCGGGAAAGCCCTTTGAACTGATCGACTGGCAGGAGCAGATAATCAGGGATTTATTCGGTACGCTGAAGCCAAACGGCTACCGGCAGTTTAATACGGCGTATGTGGAGATACCGAAGAAAATGGGAAAATCGGAGCTTGCTGCTGCTGTCGCACTCCTGCTTTGCTGTGGCGATGGTGAGGAACGTGCCGAGGTTTACGGCTGTGCCGCTGACCGCCAGCAGGCAACTATCGTATTTGATGTGGCGGCGGATATGGTGCGGATGTGTCCTGCCCTGAATAAGCGTGTCAAAATCCTCGCTTCGCAGAAAAGGATCGTGTATCTGCCGACGAACTCCTTTTACCAGGTGCTGTCAGCAGAGGCTTATTCCAAGCATGGCTTCAATATCCACGGTGTTGTGTTTGATGAACTGCACACGCAGCCGAACAGAAAGCTGTTTGATGTAATGACCAAAGGTTCAGGCGATGCCAGGATGCAGCCTCTATATTTTCTTATCACAACAGCCGGAACAGATACCAACAGCATCTGCTATGAAACACACCAGAAGGCAAAGGATATCTTGGAGGGCAGGAAGATTGACCCGACTTTTTATCCTGTCATTTATGGTGCGGATGAAGCGGACGACTGGACGGACCCAAAGGTGTGGAAAAAAGCAAATCCCTCTCTCGGCATTACGGTCGGGATTGACAAAGTCAAAACCGCCTGTGAGTCGGCAAAGCAGAATCCCGGCGAGGAAAATTCATTCAGGCAGCTCCGTCTGAACCAGTGGGTGAAGCAGGCTGTCCGCTGGATGCCGATGGACAAATGGGACGGCTGTGCGTTCCCTGTCCGGGAAGATGACCTGGAGGGGCGTGTGTGTTACGGCGGTCTTGACTTATCCTCCACTATTGATATCACGGCTTTTGTCCTGGTATTCCCGCCACTTGATGAGAATGATAAATATATGGTCCTGCCGTATTTCTGGATACCCGAAGACACACTTGAGCTGCGTGTCCGCCGTGACCATGTGCCTTATGATGTCTGGGAAAGGCGGGGATTTTTGCAGACGACTGAGGGCAATGTGGTGCATTACGGATATATCGAAAAATTCATTGAACGGCTCGGAGAGCGTTTCAATATCCGTGAGATCGCCTTTGACCGCTGGGGCGCTGTCCAGATGGTGCAGAATCTTGAAAACATGGGCTTTACGGTTGTTCCGTTCGGGCAGGGATTTAAGGATATGTCGCCGCCCACAAAGGAGCTTATGAAGCTGGTGCTTGAACAGAAAATTGCACACGGCGGCCACCCTGTCCTGCGATGGATGATGGACAATATCTTCATCAGAACCGACCCGGCAGGGAACATCAAGGCGGATAAGGAAAAATCCACAGAAAAGATTGACGGGGCTGTTGCCACTATCATGGGGCTTGACAGGGCTATCCGCTGCGGAAATGTTGTGACAGAAAGCGTGTATGACCACAGGGGGATTTTATTTTTGTAAAATGAAATTTTGATGAAAATTCATCTGATGGCTTGCAATATGCAAGCAAATCGCTTATAATATATACAGGAGGCGATTGATATGGCAAGAACATCAAATGTATTCGCAAGAGTTGAACCCGAAGTAAAAGAGCAGGCTGAAACCATATTGAACCAGCTTGGGATTCCAATGTCAAATGCTGTCGGTATGTTTTTAAGGCAGGTGGTGATCCAAAGAGGCATTCCGTTTGAAATGAAACTTCCTGTAAAAAAGCCCCTTGCTATGGGTGAACTTACCAAAGAACAGCTTGACGCAGAGCTTGCAAAAGGAATGGCTGATATAGAAAATGGCAGGGTGTATTCAGCTGATGAAGTAGAAGAAGAAATGCACAGGTTGTACGGCATATGAGTTGGAAGATAAATTATACCCGACACGCAAGGGAGGACTTAAAAGCGATTTATGAATATTTGGCTTTTGAATTGCTTGTTCCCGATACAGCGGGCCGTCAGTCTGACAGGATAATGAAAGCTGTCAGAACGCTTGATAATATGCCTGAAAGATATAAAGTCTATGAGGAAGAACCGTGGAAGTCGCAGAATTTAAGATATTTTCCTGTAGATAACTATCTTGTATTTTATCTGCCAAAGAAAGAAACAGGCGTTATAAATATCGTCCGTATTATCTATGGAGGGCGGGACATAAGGCGACAATTGGAACAAACAACTGAATTTTAATTTTTTACAAGCATCTATCAGAAATGGTAGGTGCTTTCTTTATGCAGTTTTTTTAGGAAGGGGTTGGTAGCATATGGGATTTTTAAACAGTCTGTTTCGTTCAAGGGACGCACCCAGGAACAGCACAAGCGGCTCTGCTTACCGTTTTTTCATGGGAAATTCAACATCGGGCAAGCGTGTCAATGAACGCTCCGCCATGCAGATGACGGCGGTGTATTCCTGCGTAAGGATATTGTCTGAGGCGGTGGCAGGACTGCCGCTGCACCTCTACCAATATACAGACAAGAGCAGCAAGGAAAAGGCGGTAGATAATCCGCTGTATTTTTTGCTGCATGATGAGCCTAACACGGAGATGACTTCCTTCGTGTTCCGGGAAACGCTTATGACCCATCTGCTGCTTTGGGGCAATGCCTATTCGCAGATTATCCGCAACGGCAAGGGCGAGGTCGTGGGGCTGTATCCGCTGATGCCTGACAGGATGACAGTAAACCGTGATGAAAAAGGGCGGCTGTATTATGAATATATGGTCAGCAGTGACGATGCAAAAACTCTGAAAGACGGCACGGTGATGCTCTCC